ATTTCTTTAACAATTTTAGGAGTAAATTGAACACCACCTCTCATTTTTTTATATCTTTCGCTTGTAGCAAATTTATTAAAATAATCAAAAATTGGTTGTAATTCTTCTGGTAAATTGTTTCCACCTAATTTTTCTTTATATAATGAAAAACTTCTTGGACTTAATTTTAAATTTTCAGACGCAACAGAATTTAACAAATTTTCAAAATTGCCTCTACCTTTTTTTAAAGCATTTACATTTTTTTCTAAATATTCTTTGACATCTTCTAACTTTTTTTCTGTTCTAGCAGCTATAACTGGTCTTTCGGTTGTCTTTTGAGTTAAAGCAAACTCTGGTGTACCTATATTTAGGTATTCTTTAGTAGATGGAGCATAATTATCAACTCTTTTTAAAACAGCTCTTCTTAATAACCTATCATTTAAAATTTCAGCTACTTTTACTTCTCCTGCTTTTATTTCTGGTGCAGCTTTAATTAAAGCCGTAATACCTTCTTTTGTTTCTGGTGAAATTTGAGGTCCTGATTTATTTATTTTAGTTGCTTGTTTAACTATAGAATTAAATTCTTTTAAAAATCCACTTATTAATTTAGCAGACATTATATTTTTTTAAGTTTTTTTAAATTTAAGCCTTGTGAGGCAGGTCCTTTTAACGGGGGTGGTCCAAATCGCTTACCAGGAAGTTTAACCTTTTTTCGCTGGTTCATTGGATTTAGCTCTTAAAGATTGTTCTTGAAGTTTTAATTTATCTTTAGCAACTTTCATTCTTTCAGCTGCTTGTTCTTCTTGATTTTCTATTTTCATTCTTTCAATGTCAAATTTTTCTTCAAGTTCAACTTCTCTACGTTCTAAATCTTGTTGAGTTTCTTGAGCTCTTCTTTGAATGTCCATAGCCTTAAGATCTAATTCTCTTTGTTTCAAAGTTACTAATGGATCTTGTTGTTGTGTACCACCTTCTGCTTGAATAAGTTGTGTTGTTAATTCTGCAATTCGTTTTGCAACCATAGAATTAAATTGTATTTCAAATCCTGCTGGATCTTGCTGAGCCATCATATTCATTTCTTCAGATTCAGCTATCATTGCACCAACTTCTCCTTGTGCTTTGAAAGAAATGTGATCTGATATATGTCCTTGTAGTAATGCATACACCATAGGGTTAATTTGTATCATTCTGCTTTGAATAAATGCTCCGTGAGCCGCGATATGTGCATCGTGGTCCTGTTCTGGAAACACTTGTAGTAATTCCATCTTTAATGCTCTTGCATTTTCTAATGCAGGATCTTGTGGTATTGGTTCTTGAGGTGGTGGCATTAATAAATCTATTTCTCTTGTACCAATTGCTTCATAAACACGTCTATATGCTTCTCTTAAGTCATGCATTTGCGGATTTGACTGTGCAATTTGTAATTGTGTCTGCGCAAGTGTAAATCTTTGAGCCATTGAGAAGATATTTGGATCTGCAACTGGTATAACATCAACTTTGTCGTCAAAATCTTGTACTTTTACAAGTCTATCTGCTCCTGTAACTGCATATGGGTAAACTGGAGGTAGGTAAGTTGCAAAAACATCAGCTAAAAGATTAAATTCTTGCTTCATCGTGTAATAAATTCGCTTGTGAATAGCTGACATGACCCTTGAACCACGCTCCAAGAGCGCAATTGTCGTTCCAACAGCTCTATTTGCAACATCTTCACCTAATTGCATGTCTGCAATTGATGCAAAACGCTGTCCTGCTTGAACACAAAAACCTAAAAGTTGAAATAAAGTTGGACTTGGCTCTTTAAAAGGTAAAATTTGGAATTGATCTTTGATATTTCCGCCTGGTGCATCAACATCTCTGAACTCACCTGGTTGAAAAGGTTGATCATCATCACGAATTCTAATACCTCGTGACTTAAATCCTGCTGGTAGGTTAGCTAAAGTACCTGCATCAAGTAATTGTCTTAACGCAGAAGTAGCTGTTCGTGATAATCCACCAATCATATGAATTAATCCGAATCCATAGAAGCCTAAACCCGGTAAAAATTTGTAATGAACAAAGTATTCTGTTCTTTTCATTAATTCATCTTCTGGATCGTAGTTACGATAGATAGATAAAATTTCTTGAGAGCCTTCATCAATTGTTACGATGTAAGGAATTTTAATGTTTCTATCTTTTTTACTTAAATCTGGATTCTTTTCGTATTCTTCTAAATCTAAATCAACATGCATTTCTAGTATGTTGTGTTGAAACTCTGTATCTCCTGCAGGTTTAACTCCTTCGATTTCATCTAACTTTTGTTTTAAATCACTTTCTTCTGGTCTTTTTACAGACAATTCTACATCTCTATAAAAACCTGCTTTTTGTTTTTTAAGAACTTCATTATCACTCATCTTAATAACGTGAGTGATTCTTTCACAATCTTTTAAGTCAGTTGCATAATAAGGTACGACTAAGTCTTGCGCGGGCACGAACTTAGCAACTGCTCTTTGCATTATTTCATCATAGTAAATTTTTTTAAATGTAGATCCTGATATTGGTAAATAAAATAATAACTGGTCAAACTCTGGAGTATATTCTTCCATTTGATCTACTAACATGTAGTTCATAAAGTCTTGAACTCTTTGTGCTTGTTCTACAGTCTCACGAGTTGCAGCGCCAACGACTTGTGTTCGCACTGGTCCTTCTGGTGGTAATAATTCTTTGTAAGCTTGTGCTTGAAATTGCGTAACAGATTCTGCTAGTAATGGATGAGTTACACCTGATGCACCTTGAAACGGTCTAGTTTGATCTGTGTATTTAAAACCTAATAAATCTAAACCTTGTGTATATGTTTGTTCCCAATCTTGTCTTGAAACTTTATCTTTTCTAAAATCTTGAATAAGAGAATTAGCCATACGAGCTAATACTCGTTCGTCCATATCTTCTGCTATGTTCTTATAAAAGTCTTCTGCAGTTTCTTCTACTGTCTCTTCAATTTCACCTTCATCGTTTGGTGTTTCGATTTCTATATCGACTTCTTTTTCTTCTACAAGAGGATCTTGAGATGGATTATTTTTATCTATTTCAGCCATGATTTAGTGATTTGTTATAGCAAATATTATAATATCACGCAAATATATTAACGACTAGACCGCCCTCTTTTTTGTATAGTTTAAAAGGCGTACCCTTCATAGTATCAGTCACTTTTATACCAAAAGCAGGATAATACAGGTTTGGATCATTAGCTTCCATTTTTACTATTTCACCACGTTTTCCAGTTATAGATTGCCAAGCAACAGCTTCTTCTTGTGTCTTAAAAGCAGCTATATGCTGTTGTCGTAGTTGTTTTGGAATACCTAAAGCTTTTGCTGATTTTTCATCTAAGTTAATTTTTTCAACTATTTTAAAAGGTTTTTCAGGATCAGATAAAGATACGTTAATTGTTTTCGCTTCAGAATTGTATTGTCTTGCTAAATCTCTCATACGGTCAGGTATGATTGCAAACTGTTTTGGATTTGTAAGCTTTGTTTCTCCAGCTCTATCAGATTTTGCACTTACTCCTAATCTTCCAGCTTTACCTCCAGCATCACCATAAAACTCCCAATCTCCCAATTTACCATAATATGGTTTACTATCATTGGGATTTAAATTTCTTAACGCATGTAATCTTTCAACAGGATTAACAACAACCCACTCTACATTATTTTCAGCTGCAGTTTTTAATGTTTGTTTTAGTGCATGATCACCATACGAAGATCTATCAAAAAATGGTAAATAAGGAACATCACCATCTCTTCCATACCTATCTTTAATTTTAGCAACATTAGAAGCATTCATAGTTTTTTTTCTAAGTTCTTCAAAATTAGAAGATAGTTTTCTAAATTCAACTTTATCTTTGTCTGTAAGTGCTGCACCCTTACTAGAAATTGCTTTCATTTTATCTTTTATATTATTTAAAGCGACATTCGCTTGGTTAAACTCTTGTTCACTGTTAAAAGGGTTTATAACTTTAGATCGTGTTGGATCTGCTGGAAAAGCAACTGCTTGAATGTCAGATTGTATTTCATCTATAGCGAATACTTTTTTATTTGGATTACCTTCTAATGATCTTTTTCCATATCTAACATGATAGATTTGATTATTGAAAACTTCTTCATCTTTTTGAAAATGTTTTTGCGCACTTAAAGTTCCTGGCTTTACATCTTTATCAAATGGAATTTTTTTAATATAAGCAACATCTTCATAATAATCTTCAGCCCCTTGTATTCTGTAACTGAATTGCTCTCCGTATCTTGGAGTTAATCCTTGATTAATTTGTGATTGAATATTTCTTGCAATTGATCTTCCTTTATTTGCTAATGGGGTTAAAGCCTCTGCAGGTAAAAATTTATTAGGGTCTACATTTAATTCTCTTTTAATAAAATCTTTTAAAGCGCCAACACCTATATCTGATTTTCCAGTTTCTTTAATAGAGGTAAAATATTCTTTTGCTAATCTTTCTTCTAACAATCCTCCTTCTAAAGCATTTTCAACTCTAGCCTTAACACCTTTTGATTGTCCTATTAAATCCATAATTCCTTTTTGAACACGTGTAATCAAATTACTTGTAGTGGCTTGTTCTTTTGCAGGAAGCCCAGCATAATATTCATTAATTTTTTTAGATACATCATCTAAAAGTCTTAATTCATCATCTATATAACTACCAACATCCATTTTTAATTTTTCAGGATTTTGATATTTAAATCTTTTAATAACAGTATTAACTGCAGGTGATTTTTCAACCATTTGTATTAAATCTAATTTAGACACAGGTAAATTGTTTTCTTGTGCTAATCTTAAAAACCCACCAACAACTTTTCCTTCTTTATCAAATTGAGCTATGTTTGTATCAAACAATTCTTCCTTAGTAATTGATCCTCTAATCTTAGCACCCTGAATTGGTATTTCATAAGAACTTAATCTATTAAAATTTGAAAATTCTTTTATCCATTGATCTGCAGGTAAAGGCTTATTAGCAGGATGTTGAGCAAGATAGTCATAAAGTGCAGAACCAAATCTTTCCTTCTTACCTCCTACAGTTAAAGGTTTAGTTTTACTTACATCACGTATTTGTTTAAATTGATCTATGTATTGTTGATATTGTGATGGTGCAACTTCTGCTGCTCGTTGTACTTTTGTTGGAACAACATCTAATATTTCTGCAACCTTATCACCAGGGAGTTCCGTGGTTCGTGATACAGGAAGCTCTGGTATTTTTTTCTTAATAATTTCATCAGCTATCTTTGCACCTGGTAATCTTTTTTTGGCTAATGCATAAAGGCCCGCGCCTGTCGCTCCAAGGACCCCGAGTCCTCCTGCAATACCTAATCCTGAAGAATCTTCTTTTACAGGATCAGAAGGTACGGCTGATGTGGATTCTGTACCAAAGAGTTCGTTTAGTTTCTGTTGATACTTTGACATTTACTTCCATCCACGTAATGCAATTTTTGGTTTGCCTTGTTTTAACAAACCACCTGTTTTAAAACGTTTTGTACCTCTTAATAAAAAATTGTTACCCTCTGGAGATTTACTAGCTTGAAAAGAAAGTGCACCTGATTTGTCTTCAGTATTGTATAATAAACCAGCAGCTATATCATCTTTAGACATTGCAGAAATTGCTCCTTCTACTGGACCTTTTTTTACAGCTAAGTTTGCAATTGGTTTAAATTTTTCTTGTGTTACATCAAACCCAGCTCCAATTGAAGCTGAATCTCCAGCTTGTTTATTTAATACGTTTGCATCAAATAAATCAGTTATATCTATACCTGCACCTTGAACTTTATTTCCCAAACCTCTTTCAATAGTTTTAAAAATTTTTTTTAGTTCTGACATTAAAGCATTCCCTTATAATATTTTTTATAACTAGGGTTTGAATATGTTTTATCATTCATTTTTACATCTATGAATGAACCATCGTATGCTTTTTGTGGTCCTTTAAATGGAGTATGATACTCATGTCTAATCTCAAACTCAG